TTTGTTGAAGAATGACAGAGATAAATACGTATATTACTAGTGCGCCTTCGGGGCCTAGTAATTGTGTGTACGAAACAACATGCCCAAATAAATTTACGGGGTGTAAGGAGAAAAATATGACAGAGATACATGCCAAGCCTATTGTGGATGGTAAGTTTTGGATCGTAGAGCAAGATGGCTCTAAGGTTGCAACACTACACAAAAAAGAAAATAATAAATTCGTCTTAAGTAGTACTAACGGCGAAGTTATGTTTAACAAAAAACAAGACTTAACTAAACAGTTTGGAGAAGGATTTTTCCTAACCAGCACCAAAGTTAAAGTTACTCAACCAGAAGTCCATGAATGTCACGGATTTCCAACAAGTTCAAAACCCTTTAATCCAATGTACAATGTACAAGAAAAATTACCATTGTTTACTAAGAGCAATGCTAGTAAAAGTTTGTACTGTGCAGGTTATTACACAATCAAGTTTAATAAAGGTTGGGTTAAATCATTTTGTCCTAAACTAATTACATTAGAACGTAATGAATATAAAGGTCCATTTAAAAGTGAACTTGAAATGAAACAGGTACTTGCTAATGCAAAATCAGATTAATTTAACACCATTAACACAATTTGCACAAATACTAAGAGCCGCTGAATTAAGTCAAAGTAAAGAAGTTAAAATGACTATTCAGCAGGCTCGCTTACTTGGCCTAGCCTTAGTAGAAATACAAGATAAAGTAAATCGAGACTATGAAAGTATGTTTAATAGCCTTAAAGGTTATGTAAGTCAAGAAGAAGTACAAATTGAAATTGACGGCGGTGGGTTTAGCGACAAGTAAGGATAAATATATGCGTATATATCTGGGGTATGCATATTATGAGTCGACCAAAACCTAAGGTACTATTAGAGTACGTTAACAAGAAGAACTATAAGGCTGAGCAGATTTTGGAGGCTGATGCCATTTGGGCAGTATTTTATAAAAACGAACCATTTAATTTAAAATCGTTTAATAGCATTGTTAATTATCCCGGACCTAAGTATAAAAAAGTTTCTTTTTCAAATCCTGGCCACGCACATAATTTGGCAAAGAAATTGAATTTACAGTTTGGAACTGAGGATTTCCAAGTTGTTATGCTAACACAAGGTACAATAATAAAATGATTTCTCGAAATACCCTAACTAAGATTTTTTTAGAACAATGGGGTAAAAGTGCAGACGAAGCAAATCTCGAAATGTACAATCGTACTTGGTGGCAATCAAATAGATCTGGTAAACAATCATTTCGATTAAGTGATACAGGATACATGTTCTTAGTGCAAGAACTGTCGTTAAGAGAATACGAAATTCCCTTTACTGAACCAATTGAGCTCAGTCCCCAAACTATTATATTTTTGGAAAGATATTTAGACACTCCATATTATCTTACCAATCAAAGCATTACTGTGTTTACTGAACGCAAGAGTTTTGAGCTAATGTTGTTTTCAGACGACATTAGAAAATTTGGCTTAATTAAAGCCATAAATGAGCGAGAAAAAGATCTAGATTCGCATTGACTTTCCTACAAGTTGACTGTATAATTACTACTGTAACGAAACAAATACAGTTCACCTTTAACTAAGATAGGAAACAAAATGGCAAAAGAACTAGTAACCCGTACAGTGGGTCCAAAAGGCGCTAAAAAGTCTTTGCGTAAGGCTTTTAATAGTAAGCGTCCAATCTTTATCTGGGGCCCTCCAGGTATTGGTAAATCAGATATCATTAAACAGCTAGGTGAAGAACTTGGTGCTCACGTAATTGATGTACGTTTGAGCCTTTGGGAACCTACTGACATTAAAGGTATTCCATATTTTGATAGCAATGAAGGTACCATGCGTTGGGCACCTCCTTCAGAATTGCCAAGCAAAGACTTTGCATCAAAGCATAAACAAATTATCCTTTTTATGGACGAGCTTAATTCAGCGGCTCCTAGCGTACAAGCGGCGGCTTATCAGTTAGTTCTTAATCGTAAAGTTGGCACATACGAGTTGCCAGATAACGTAGTAATGGTTGCCGCTGGTAACCGTGAAACTGACAAGGGTGTTAGCTATCGTATGCCTAGCCCGTTGGCTAATCGTTTTGTTCACTTGGAAATGACAGTAGACTGGGATGACTATTTTGAGTGGGCTGTTGATAACGGTGTTCACCCAGATGTTATTGGTTTCCTAACATTTAGTAAAAAGGACTTATACGATTTTGATCCAAAATCTAGCTCACGCTCTTTTGCTACACCACGCTCTTGGTCTTTTGTAAGCGAATTGCTTACAGATGACGATGTTGATACTGAAACACTAACAGATTTGGTGTCAGGTTCAGTTGGTGAAGGACTTGCTATTAAGTTTATGGCTCACCGTAAACATGCGTCCAAAATGCCTAACCCATCAGATATTTTGAGTGGTAAGGTTAAAAAGATGGACTCAAAAGAGATTTCAGCTATGTATTCTTTGACTGTGTCATTGTGCTACGAGCTTAAAGACTCTTGTGAAAAGAAAGCCAAAAACTGGAACGATCAAGTTAACTACTTCTTCCAATTTATCATGGACAATTTTGAAACAGAATTGGTTATTATGGGTACTAAAATTGCTCTTAGCCAATACAAGTTGCCGTTGGATCCAGATGAAATTAAGTGCTTTGACGACTTCCACGCTAAGTTTGGTAAGTACATTAGCGCCGCAACTGAGAAGTAATTTGGCTTAGTACCAATTGACACCTCCTACGGGAGGTGTTATAATATATACATACGTAAAAGGAGCAAGTATGTCACATTCAGATCCAGTCATAGACAAAATTATTGTAGCTCGTGTAGGTTTGCTTTTAAAGCATCCGTTTTTTGGTAACATGGCTACACGTTTGAAGATTCAGGAAGCAGAAAAATGGTTGCCAACTGCCGCAACAGATGGTCGTAACATTTATTTCTGTCGTGAGTTTTTTGAAAAACTTACCGTTAAACAGGTAGAGTTTGTCATTGCACACGAAATCTTACACAATGTTTTTGATCACATGACACGTCGTGAAGGACGCGATCCTCAAATCTTTAACATTGCCTGTGACTATACTGTTAACGGACAATTAGTGCGAGACCATATCGGTGATCATCAAATCCCAGATATTAAAATCTTTCATGATCCTAAATATTACGGCATGAGTGCTGAAGAAATTTATGATAAGATTTATGACGATATGGACGAGGAACAATTGAATCAACTTGGTCAATTACTCGACGAGCATATTGATTGGGAAAAAGAAGGTAAAGATGGTCGCCCAACTTTAAGTAAAGAACAACTAAAAGAAATTCGTGACGAAATTCGCGAAGCAACAATTCAAGCGGCACAAGCCGCAGGTGCTGGTAATACTCCTGCAAGCGTACAACGTATGATTAAGGAACTTACAGAACCTAAAATGAATTGGCGTGATATTTTGCGTCAGCAAATCCAAAGTGTTATTAAAAATGATTACACATTTATGCGTCCTAATCGTAAGGGTTGGCACATGAATGCAGTATTGCCAGGTACACAATTTAAAGAAACAATTGATATTTGCGTAGCAATTGATATGTCAGGATCAATTGGTGATGAGCAAGCAAAAGACTTCTTGTCAGAGATTAAAGGCATTATGCAAGAATATCAAGACTTTAAAATTAAAGTATGGTGTTTTGATACTAAAGTGTATAACGAGCAAGATTATGATGGTTATACAATGGATGAGTTTGACGAGTATGAACCAATGGGTGGTGGCGGAACTGAGTTTGATGTCAATTGGGAATACATGAAGGAAAATGACATTGAACCCAAAAAGTTCATTATGTTTACAGACGGTTATCCTTGGGGTAGCTGGGGTGATGAAAACTACTGTGATACAGTATTCATCATTCACGGCAACGATAAGATTGTTCCACCATTTGGAGAATATGCTTATTACGAATTTGCAAAAGTAGGCGCATAATGGCATTAAAGACAGGTAAACCTAATCCTCTTAATTATTTTAACTTGCGGAGGGTTGAGTTTGCCTGTCCGCATTTTAAATATACTACATTAGATAAGTACAATCCAAACTTTATCAAATCTATAGACAATTGGATCCGCCATAACTTAAATAATAGGTACTACATAGGACAAAGTCTTGAGTTAGATCACACTAACACAATCGTATATATTACTATGATTGGTTTTGAAAGTGAAAAAGAATTAAGTTTTTTCAAGATTGCCTGTCCACTTTTAGAACAAAGATAATTAAGTAAGTACAGATTATATTAAGGAGATACCATGACTGATACAACACAAACCCCACAACAAGCAGATCCAGCCGCACAAAGCACTGACCTAACAATTAATGACTTAAACGCACTTAAAGTTATTATCGATATTGCTAGCTCACGTGGCGCATTTAAACCAAATGAAATGGTAGCAGTTGGACAAACATATACTAAGTTAACTACATTCTTGGATGCAGTAGCTAAACAACAACCACAAGGTCAACAACCGGCAGACGCCACAGCGCCAGCTACAGGAGCTTAATATGGCTGAACTTAAACACGTGGCACGTGTCAAAGCTACTAATAAAAAATGTTTAGTAGCTTATCGCACATTGCCAGGCGATGCATATAATTGCCTAATTATCCCAACAGAAAATCTACCAGATATCTATCACGATGCACTTATTAATCTAGTAGAGAGTGGCAGTGGTCAAGACAGCTATGAGTTTGCAGAAGCTCTAGCACGTACACAATTTCCAGATGGCGCAACAATGCTTCCAAGCCTACATGCTTCAGGAAGACTAATTAAGGCACCAACTAGCGATATTGAAATGACTCCAACACCGGCAACAGCTATTTTACTTTCAGAGTTAAATCAAATTATTGCCGAACAACGTGGTCTTGCGGTAGATGATTTGGCAATGAAGGATCCATCTACACCTAGCAAGGCGGCTGATCCAAAATCTATTCCAGCTGACCCAACTGTTAAAGCTGATACTCCAAAAGCAACTGCTAAAGTAGTAGAAGCACCTGATGCTAGTGCTAGCCCAGAAGAGCAAGCAAAATTCTTCCGTAGCCAAGCAGATGCATTGGCTAAACAAGCCGCTGAAATGCGCCGTAAAGCAGAAGCGTTAGTTCCTACTGTAAAGAAGAAGGCTAAAGATCCAGCGTGACGAAATCGGGAAGAAAACTTCCCAAAGACGTTATTGAAAAATGGCCAGAAGTTTTTAGTGAGGTAAAGCTCAATGTGTTACCTCTCAGGTATCTCCATACCGTTCTGGTCAATTTTAAGGATGGCAAGATTTGGGAAATAAAAATAACAGCAAAGACACGTCGAGAAGGTTGGCAGTCTTTTGAAAAAAATCTAGCGGAAATTTGTAAAAATTACGAAGACAACATCCACGATGTTGACTTTAAATTAGATACAGAAAGCATTCGCAAAGATATGGAAAAACAAACCCAACAATTTTTAAAGAAAAAGAAACTATAGATGAATGTTAAACTACTAAGTTATAGTCAGCCAACAGCAGAGTTTGAAGCATTAGGTATTAGCGATGCTCAAGAACTTATTGCGTATTGCGCAAGAGTATCAAATCCCTCCAACCAACTTAACACAGAAACAAGTGAAAAACTCATCAAATACCTCATCAGACATCAACACTGGAGTCCACTCGAAATGGTTTCAGCTTGCATGGAAATTACGACAACACGAGATATTGCACGGCAAATCTTGCGACACAGAAGTTTCAGCTTCCAAGAGTTTAGCCAACGTTATGCCGACCCAACGGCAGAGCTTGATGATGCGTTTGTACTACGAGAAGCAAGATTTCAAGACACCAACAATAGACAAAATAGTGTAGAGTTTGATATGAATAATAACGAGCAACGTCTATTAGCTATTGAATGGGAACGTGCTCAGAAACGTGTACTGTGGGCAGTTAAGCAAGAATATTCTTGGGCTATTAAGAATGGTATTGCTAAAGAACAAGCTCGTGCTGTATTGCCCGAAGGACTTACAGTAAGTCGTTTATATATGAATGGTACACTACGCAGTTGGATTCATTTTATTGAGTTACGTAGTGCAAATGGTACTCAGAAAGAGCACCAAGAAGTTGCTATAGAATGTGCTAAAGTAATAGCTCAGGTTTTCCCTCTAGCCAACGATCTTTTAGCCAAATAAAATCATTTATCTTAGCAAGTGCCTCCTTATTGGAGGCATTTTTTTCACCATATTCACGACCTTGGATAGCACCCATATAAGCATATCCGCCAAATTGCGCATGTTGATTTAACTTACACCAGAAATATAATCTAGCCAAAGACTCTTCATTATTAATTACAGCTAATTTACAACATTCTCTAAAAGCACTACGCCAAGTACTAAACTCATCTGTATTAAATGCTGTAATGTTACTTACTGTATCCATGGCTTTAAATTTACTGCTAATACTCATAGTCATATCAGTAGTATTGGTATCCATGTTTATAGTCATTTGTTTTGGCAATAATTTTACTCCTCCGTATCCATAACTTAAATTATTAATAGGATTAATACTACGCCAAACATGGACTACATCCAGCTCGTCATCTGGAACTTTATAATCAAAATTGAAATCATTTAATATAACTGCATCGCCATCCACTACCCAGAACATACGAGTAAAACATTTCTTTGCCGCGGCAATGTGTGCTTGATGTATTCCTTTGACACCATCTACACGTTTTGCTCTAGGAAAACGTTCTTTTAGGCTAGCAAAATTTTCTTCTGCATCTGGCTCATTATATGAAATAAAAACTATATCGTACATTATCGTCTTCTAATTACTCGAGGTGTATTTAAGTAGACGGTTTTAAAAAACTTACTACCAGCTGGATCTAAATTGGCAATTTCTAATTCACTATGCTTCATTAAATATTTGCCTAAAAAATTTATATATTCTGTTATTTTTTCTGGCTCTGCTTGTTCGTGTGTTGTTTCCCAATGAGTAGTTAACCATTCAAAATCGCGAACGTTTGCATAATCCCAGTCAGTAAACATTGTCATGTAACAGCCTTCTCTAGCACCTAATACACTCCAAATACCGTTTTCAACATCTGCACCTACTGTACACCAAACTAATAATCTATGATAGTTTTGCCACCATACCTTTTTTAAATCATTAGTTTTCATACCTTGATTTAAACTCATCTTAACACCTTCACGGAATCCGGCACGCCACGCTTGGAAAGGCGTAGCATTTGTAAAACTTTCTGAATAGCTATCATTAAATTGATAATATTTGTCGTCGAAACAAAATTCTACACGGCCTTTTGCATCATCAATTGCGGCATTTTCATGTGTACGCATATTGTTAACAAACTCTTTAGTCCACAGTTTTAGTCCACCATTGCCATACATAAGTCCATTAACATGAATTTTACCACACCATGAAAATACATTTTCACTTGTTAGTCCTAATGCATCTAAGTCAATTTCAACTTCTAAAAATTTAGGATCTACAATATTGTCTGCATCCACTGTAACAAAATACTCAGTATCACTTAATGCCGCACAGGCCTTGTGTGCGGCATCACTACCTTTAACTCCATGAACACGTTTTGCCCAAGGCACTTTAGTAAGTAAGTCTGCATAATTTTTTTCAGCATTTGGTTCATCGTAGCTGAGAAAGATGATGTCTTGTTCAATTATTTTAATTTTTGTCATTTATTTTTAATCCGTAACTTTGAAATATTATTTGACTAGACACTGATATTTTTTCAATTTTTGTTTCTACATTACTAGCAAATGGTATTGTAATACTTTGATTTTCTACTAGTTCTTTTACATCTATAACTATACTTCTAATTAAAAAATCAAAATCATCTTTAAGCATTATAAAAAAGATAGTTTTAGTTAACACATCATTTTCAATTCTAATTTTAGCTTTTTTACTTAATTTAAAATTCCATGTTTTATCAGTTTTATTCCAAGTAACTGTTAGTTCAGTGTCTTTTGTAGGAGTCTTGTTTATCCATTCAAAAATGTTATTTCTAAATCCGTAAAGTTGTTCTGCTATTTGTATAATAGTTTTATGAGTGGTACCATCTACATTTTTAGCATACCCAATCATATGCTCGTGTAGCTTTTTTTCTCCAGTAATAAATGGTATATAATCTTCATATTTGATTTCAAGACTACCTTCATCAAGTACAGTAGGTTCGTTTGAAACTGAACGAATCACTCCAGTTTGTTTACTGTAGTGAGCCCAATACTTCTGCTCTGGCGAAATCATATACTTATTTGTCATTATGTAATTCCTCTAGCTGATCAAGTATAGTTTTAGTAACAAAATCTTTTTCCACATAATGAAATAATTTAGTTTGTTTAATATTTGATACAATTAACTCGCCTCGACTGTTTAAAATCCAAGGAATAGTATCTTGCCATCTAGTAGCACTATCAGGCCAATCTTGTAATGGAATTTTCATGTGTATAAATTCTAAAGGGCTACAATTATCAATTACATAATTATATTCGCCTGAAATTTCAACTGCAATAGCTGTAGCTAAATCCATGCTTAACCAATTTTGATAATAGTCGGGTGCAAACTTTGTCCAACACCATTCCCAATTATTACATACAAATTCTAATACTTTATAAAAAGATTTTGCGGCATCATTCTTTTTAAAATAATGCAATCCATAATATGGATTAGTTAAATTGTTTGCCTTAAATGCTTTTCTGTGTATTGTATCAACAACTGTTTCTAATTTATGATTTTTAATTTGATTACAAAATTTAACATCATAATTTCTACAATAATGCCACCATTCACTTATATCTTCTAACAATAACATATCTGTATCTAATACTATTGTTTCGTCATACGGAGTTACGTGATATAATTTCCAACGATGCTCTGCGGCTAGAGGACTATTTTCTGTTTCTTCAAACCAAGGAATAGGAATGATTTGATCAAAAACTTCTCTATATTTTTTAGGTACATCACTATTAGTTACTAGTGAAACTGAATTAATTGTAGGCTGACTAGATTTAATACTTAACGCAAGAGCATAGGCTTGTGTAATATAATCTACCCTGTCAGTATTTTGTGCAAATAAAAGAAATCCTTTAGACACCTGAACCTCCTGTAATATATCGGCTTAGACTAAATTTATTCATAACGTGTACGTCTAATCCTGTAGTTTTTACAGCAGTATATTCACCGTAAAATTTTTGTTTCTGTACTAGAAAATTCATTTTGTTGTCAACTGCATTAACTAAAAAATCTTTATCGCTGATGTATATCATTTTTCCAGGAAGTGCTGTTGCAAAATCGCCATTTGTTTTGCCATTCATAATGTGTATAGCAATACTAAAAGCAAAATCATTTCTATATGTAAATGCAGTAATGTTATAGAGCGTTTTAAAATAAATCCAGTTTTGTTTAATATATTCTACTAGAGTAAAAAAACTATCCATTATAGCATTTTTATTGAATATAAAAACTGTAGCCCAATAAAAAGGAACACTATATCTATTGATTCTTTTAAAATCAGTTGTGTCTCTATCTAAGGCTAAATCAAAACTACTTTGATATATTTGGAAATCGTGATCGTTATCCAATGCTGTTTTTAACAATGGAGAGTTAATAACATAATCGCTATCTAAAACTAGTGTGCGATCGTAAGGTGTTAAATCGTAAACTTGGCTACGTGTCCAATTTTTCCATTCGGTAAATTTTGAAGATAATGAGCCATCATGGAACATTTTGCTTTGAACTAATCCAGATGGCTGTACTTCAATAACTGAATCAAACTCATGGTTGGGATAGTTTTCCTCTAACCATTTTTTATTATCTGTTACTAAAGATACCGGAATATCTAAATATTGTTTAGCACGGCTAGCCGCAAATACTGCTAGCTGGACATAATCAACTGAATGATTATTTTGAGCAAATATAAGTGCGCCTGTTGTCATAGTTCAACTATATCTGCAATTTTTCGTTTTGTTTTAATTTCTGAATATTTTACTGTGTACTCATTTAGAGCTTCGAAGTAAACTGAAACTATGTTATCTAAAAATTCCTGTACATTAGGAATTACCACTGGAAAATCATTTGCATCTAAAAATGGAACATCTGAAATATGTCCTAACTCTATAACTGTTTTAATAAATGCAATTAACTCAGGGGAAACTTTAAATGTAGATCCGTTAGTGTAGTAAACTAATTTTTGTTTATACTCTTCCGATATCACTCTGCGTTGATTTGACAATGTGGCCGCATAATTAGCTACAGCAAATGCTTTTTCAATTCTTTCGTCCATAATAAACTCCGTAGTGTATAATATTACACTATGTAGTTAGCTGTGTCAAGAGCTTAGGATAAATTAATTTGATTAATTGCTTGAGAAACTAGCACCGATACCCGAAGCTGGATAAAATGCACTAGCCGAAACGTTTGAACTAGACGGATAAATTGCGGCTACCGTACTAGTTATTTGACCAGTGATAGCATAGTATTGCGCTTGAGGATATCCTGCCGACGGATATGTGTTTATACCACGGCTAGTATAAGTGTTGCCATAATACATTCTAAAAGTTAATACAGGCGCATTGTATTGAACAGTAATCCAAAATCTATCAGCAGTGCCACTAGTGTAAAGACCGTCACCGATGGTTTTACTGAATATAGTAGTTTCTGTATTTGTTGCGTTGATAAATCCAGTAGATGGGCTAATCACACCTGCTTGATATCCACTGCTTGATGTACTGCTACGTCCATAAGTAATTGTACCAGAACTGCTTAATAAATTAAACCAATCATTATCTAGAGTTGCAGGACTTTGAGCACCACCTGAAGTTTGATACTGATTTAAATTTGCACTTAGATTAATTATGCTTCCTGTATTAAAGAAATAAGTTGCGTAAGCGGAACTAGAAAATGTCATAGTTACTGTATGAGTTGCAGTTTTGCCAACACCTACGTTCACATAATTTAAACTACTTACTGTTGCAGAAGTTACTGTGTCTGCTGGAAGACCGTAATATTGAGATGGATTATTAAGAGCTGTGGCCGCTGTCAAATATGCGGCTCTATCAGAATCTTTAATAACTAAACTTGAAGATGCTGTGGTTATAGATGGGCGAGCAATACCTAAATGATCTGCAATTCTAAACATATCATTTTGTAAAGCATTCCATTCAGCTACTGTAATTTTTGTAGCGTTACTAGCAGGCGGTGGAGCGGCCACTGCACTACTGTTTAAATTTGTTTGTCCATATTGTGTTGAAAGAACTGCGGCTATTTGAGCATAGATAGCGTTATATTCAGCAATTTCAATTTGGTTATTTACACCTGCTGTCATATTTGTCTCCTTAAACTACTTATGCGGTTAGAGGAGTAGTGATGACAGGAGTTGGCAAATAATTAGTTGGCGTAGTCATTGATACATAATTGCCTGATGCGTACCAAATAGTAAGATTATTTGATATTGTAGCAGTAACTGGAGTATCTATAGAATATGTTAAACTATCACCCGGACTTTGTCCAGAAGCAACTTTAGTTTGTGCTGTAGAAAGATCTTGAAGTTGCATGGTAATTGTTAAAATTGTACCAGCTGAATTCAAATTACCAGTGATGGTATAAGCATTTGGGGCATACAACTGCGAAGATGTAGTAATAGTATACAATAGTTGTGTAATATTTCGGTTAGCGTTAAAATAACTCCAACCATAACTAGATCCAGATCCGTTGCTGTTTGAAGAACTAACTCCGGCGTAATTAAAAATTACATTGCCCATTTGTGACAATAGAACTGCCCAAGAATAATCTTTAGTATTAACTGTACCAGTTTGTCCTGAAGTTGCATTACCAGATATTACAATCGATCCGCCTGTATTAAAATAATATTGTGCGGCTGCGGCATTTGGGAAAGTTAATGTAACTACTTCAGAAATTGTACCTTCCTCGTTTGGCTGTTGTCCTTGATTAATTACAGCAGTACCGCCCGATGTACTTCCCCAAGGACTTGAAGCGCCAACTCTAATACTTGGTGCTAAAAATACGCCTGCGGCAACTTGTGTTTGCTCTGAACTGTTAGAACTAATAGAATAACAACCAGGATATGTTACTCCGCCAATTGTAGTAGAAACTGGATTAGCAAGAGCTTGTGCTACTGCAAGGTATGCGGCTCTGTCTGCATCTTTAACTTTAACTGCTGGAGCCGCATTAGTATAGGTTGTTGAACCAATTGCTTGACTTATTCCAGTACCGTTTGAAGGGATCGTTAAAGCATAACTATTAAATTTTGGACCAGTATTAAGTTGATGATAATTTATAGCAGTAATATCATACAATAGTGCTTGCCATTGACTTGCTTGAATAACTTGGGTAGTTGAAACTTGACTACTTTGAACTGGTTGTCCGTAAGTATTTGCTAATAGATTATTTACTATTCCTTGAATAGTATTATAATCGTTAGCGGCAATGATTGTTCCTATACCTGTCATTTAATTCTCTCTTTTTACTGTCTGTTATTTATTTTTATAAGATTACGCATTCAACAAGAGTGATATTTCCGTCTGCACAATCTTCTAGAGCCACTGCAAAACAGATGTTGCTAGTATTATCGCCACCAAAATATCCAGGAATACTTGCGGCTAAACCATCACCGTATGGTGCTAGCATATCGCCCTTAGAGCATCCGCCAAATACTTTAACTGGCACACGACCTTTTAGAGCAACATAAACTCCGCCTACTAAATCTTTATTCATCATAAAAGCTGGATTTTGGCTAATTACACCGATAGCTTTATCTCCATATGATGCTCCGCGTACTTCAGCAGGGCCACCTACTGCCATAACTGTACCTACATCGTATGTACGTGATGGATCAGGAAGATATTTTTCTGCTAAGTCAGCGTATTGTGCCGCTGTAGCAGTACCATTGAATACATTAGCATAGATATTAGCACTGCTATCTCTAGCGGCAATAGTTCCAGCTACTGCACTTGTACTAGCTGTTACATAAACGTTATTTACGTTAAGCGCATCTGCTTGTTGTGCTGTTCCATAGTGATAACTAGCATAAACTGCGGCCCATTGTAACAAACTTGTTCCTAAATTACTTGTTCCACTTTGTCCCGGTGTAACATCATTACCGTTAATAATTAAAGGATTTTTTGTTGATCCAGAAACTAACGTTTCAAATGAAATTTGTGAACCGTTAATGTTTTGAATTGTTGGTGTTGTTTGATTATAATTATAAATTGCTAGTTTAGAAATTGGACTACCAACTGTAAAACCAACGTCTGCAAAGTTAACTAATGAACTAAATTGCGGTGTTCCTGTGTTTAGAACGAAATCGCTAATAGTATGTCCGTTTAATCTATCGGAGTTAGTAGCAGTTCCCCAGAAACGTTGGCTTCCAGATGTTTGTCCATTACTTGCTTGCTGTGTATATTGTAAAGTAACGCCTTGTTGAATGTAATCAAAACCAACGATTGGGTTAGTTGTGCCATTTAACTGGAATGGAGCATCACTTCCTGCAATCGTAAATACTGTTTGACCGTTAACAATACCTTGAATAATAGCATGGCTAACATTACTAGTGTCAAGAACACTAACTGATTGCATTTGTGTAGTGCCTGCACCAGTAACTTCTTGTGGGCCAATTAGAGTAAATGTGCTACCTGTCCATGCATACAACTGATTACTTTGTGTATTAAACCAGAAATCACCCTGTGTTAGTCCTGTTGGAGCTGAAGAACCAATTTCAGCGCCTCCGGTGTTACGGAAATTAGTGCCGTCCCAGAATTTTAATTTTTTATTGCCGCTGTCATACCAAAGTTGTCCTGCAAGTGGGTTTGGAGGGCTACTTGTATTTGCAAAATTCTCTAACAACCATACAAAGTTGTCGTTCTGTGCTTGCCCATAACCGGCGTAATTTTTACCAATCAGAGTTAAATCTGTGGATGTATCTACTGTTCCGTCAGAAACTGTGGTTAGTAATGTACCGTTATAATGGTTAATTGTGTATGACATGGTTGTCGCTCGTCCTTATTTCAGTGTATTTATCATAGTTTGAGCTGTTAGAAGGTTCCTAACGCTACTCGCTTCCATGTAGCATTACCTGTTGTTCCGCCCGATACGCAAATATATAGGTAATTAGTGTCCCAAGCAAACTGCCCAGTAGAGCCAGCGGCTGTACTGCTTGCTGGTGTTTTAGTTGTCGCTATTCTAAATGTTCCGTTTACATCTAATGTTGTCTTTGGTAAGTTAGATGAACTATATCCGCCAACTCCAACAAATAATGTTGTACCATTTATATACAAACTTTGTGTAGTTGGATTTGAATTTGATGAACTAATTTGAAAATCTTGACCAGCAATATTAGATAATATCTCAAAAGTACCATAACTAGTGTTTACTGTCGTGTAACCTGCAGTACCAAGACGTAATGGAGTTGAATTTTGTATTGAAAGTGTTCCGCTAGTCGACGATGCTGATGTAGTTGACAAGAAACTATTAGCATTTTTTAATGATCCGTCTGTTGGGCTTAACAAATAACTTGCTTGACTTACGGGAACGTTAAAAGTAATACCGCCGTATGTACTTACATTAAATCCAATTTGTAAAGTACCGTAAATTGCAGTCATCGATGTTGATGCAAGTGTAGCATTAGTACTTACTAGGTATTGTCCAACTCCGCCGTTTGCTGTTACACCGTTAACTACTAAACTAGTGATAACTGTATTTGGAAGTATTCCAACTCCGGTTATTGTTTGTCCCACCGCAAGTGTGTTAGTTGAACAAGATGTAACAGTTAAAGTTGTTCCTACTTGGCTTGCTGTTAAAGTTATAGTATCTGTAAACCCAGTAATTGCAGTTGCAGGAGTAAAAGACTCCTTGGCAAAGATGCCCATTAAGGTATTAGCAACATATAAAGATACAATAGTATGGCTAACACTTAACGTATCTAATATTGTACTCACAACAAATCCGCTTTGTCCTTGTTGTTTTGTATACAAAGGGCCTGCAAGAGTTGTTTCAGTTCCATCATTAAAATATAACTGGCTTGTTGTACTATTAATCCATAATCCGCCGGTAGTTAGCCCGCTAGGCACTGTGCCTGATACAATAGTATTACCGGTTGGAGTAAAAGTCGAACCGTTGTACACTTGCAATAAATTTTGACTTGTATCATACCATAACTGCCCTTTAACAGGATGATTTGGTTGACTAGTATTTGCAAAATTTTCTAACAAATGCACAAAGTTATCATTAATGAATACTCCGTATCCCGATGTATTTTGACCAATCAGCGTTAAATCTGTAGTGGTTTGATCGATACTACCATTAGCTACAGTAGTTAATGTGTTGCCGTTAGTTAAAAGAATTGAATATGTCATTAGCTTAGTCCTGCGCCAGTAAATATTATGTAGTTAACAGCCATGAATGGGTTTAATAAGTTTACACTTTCACCAGTTGCACCTGCTGTCATACCTGCTGTTTGTTTTAATGCGTATCCTGATCCTGATGAACTAATGCTATAACCTGAGGCAGTATTGTTGCTCGGATCCGCTACTCCGCCATTTAATCCTGGAGCATAGTATTGTGCAGTTCCGTCATTCAATGAATGTTCGTGTTGCGGTATTTGATTAACATCTAGTACTGTTCCGTCAGTACCGCCTACTGCACCTAACACTTGTGTAAGATTTTGATTAGCTTTTACAGTTATTGTAGTTGCTGTTCCTGTTTGTCCACCAGTGTTAACTGTATGTCCACCACCGTCAAGTGCTTGAGTAAAGCCGTTGATGTTACCGTAGTTGTTCATGTTAGTTACACCTAGCGGCATACGTCCACGCATATCAGGTAAAGCAAAAGTGTTTACACCTTGTAAACTGCTCTGTGCTTTATAAATGTATCCAATTGCTAAGAATAGTTGATTATATACTGCGGTGCTAACTTCACTTCCGTCACATAGTAACCAACCTGCTGGAACAGCGGCCACTGGTCCAGCAAATGGCATCATAACACCAACTGGTATAGAATATAATCCTACTCCAGAAAGGAATGTTTGTCTAGTCATACGAACTAGATTTGACGAAGTTCCTGATGTTTGTAACACTAACATCTGGTCTGTTGCCGCTGCCGAAGTAGCTTGTGTCTTTGGATTATCTGAAGATCCTGCAATTAAACTTGAGTTAGCAACTACATTTAATGTAGCTGGACCCGAATTACCTGTAAAATTAACAGTTGATGTAGTAATCACATCTCCTGTTATACTAAATGCGGTTGCATTTTGTAGTGCGGTTGCTGTTCCTGTAGCATTACCTAAAACTGTTCCAGTAAATGTTCCGTTAAAACTTCCAGTGAACGTATTTGCATAAACGTTTCTAAAAGGTTGTGTTAAAGAACCAATATCAAATAAAGGACCTGATGAAGATGTTGCTGGTAAAATTACTGAACCACCACTCGTTCCAGATCCAACAGTTACTACACCGCCTACTGTTAAATTTCCTGTGCTTGTAGCATTTAAAGATGTACTAATTCCACTAACAGGATTAATTGAAAATACTGTAGTCGGGTTAGGACTTCCGCCGTCTGTGACAACAAGTCCGCCAGCCAGTCCTGCAATACCTGAAGTAATTACACCTCCTACACTTAATGCACTAGAAGGGCTTGTATTTCCTACACCTAATCCAATGTTGCCTGAAGGATCTAAATGTACTAATGTGTTTCCGTTTACACTAAATTCAATACTTTTTGTAGTACTCTTTGAAAATATAGTGTATGCAGTATTACCTTGAGAAATATTAAAACTTAAATCTGTACCAATACTTAAACCGCCAGCATTTCTAATGTTCAATGCGCTGTTACTTGTACTAGCTACATCACCTCTTAAAAAATTTGCGGCTGGAACTGTTGTACCGCCAACTAACAATGCATCAGCTGATGTAGCTGTTCCAATAAATCTTGTTGGGTTAGTTGTTAAGTCGCTATCTATTGTACTTAAATTAACACCTTCCTGTATTGTTGGAAAGCCTAATATACTAACTTTAGGAACAAATGAATCTTTACTAATTATCGATACTCTATAAGATGAATTATCTGTAGAGCTAGAAACATACATTGAAATAACTGAATGGCTAACGTTTGTTGTATCTATTATTGTTTCAACAATTGGACCTGTTTGCAAACCTGCACTAAATGTAGGACCAACTAGCAACCATGTTGCGCCAGAGAACAAATATAGTTGACTGTTAGTAGTATCAACCCATAAGTCACCGGCAACACTAGCCGATACGCTTGGCTGATTTGATGCTGTTGCTTTCTTTAATGCTCCTGCCTCTACCCATTGTGTACCGTTGTACACTCTAAGAATATTTGCTCCTAATGAAGTATCATACCATAGTTGTCCTTGTACAGGATTTAATGGTGCCGAACTGTTGGCAAAATTTTCTAATAAATGTAAAAAATTACTAGCTATAACAGGACCGTATCCTGAATAGTTTTGTCCAACAAACGACAAACTAGTCTGATTGTTTAGTGCGGCGTCTGCAACTGTAATCGGTGGCTTAGCAGGATTAGTTGAGTCAGAGAACGAAACTGTATATGTCATCTACTGCTCCTTAAACATTTACTAAGCCAGTAAGGCTTTGAATACGAACTGTATAGTCAATCTGTATCAATCTGTTTAGACTTTTTAACACAGGGTGGAAAATAACATGAGTTAGTAATAAACTTTCGCCAGTTGGGCTATAACTTTGTAGTCCTAATTCGTCAAATACATAAGTTGTTTCGCCATTAACTGTTGTATCGTACGCGGCTTGTCCGCTAGGCTCACCGTAATCTAATAAACATGTACAAAAAATATCGCTGTAGTTTTGTCCAGTAACGTGTCTAACTTCGGTAAAATTACGTGTTGGATCTAAATTAGTACTCGAACTTCCGTCAATAACCTTTTCATAAGTTTGATTATACAAACTAGCATTAGTACCTGTAGTATTTGGTGTTAGATATGTAATAATTCCGGTTGGATCGATACTAGTTCCGCCGTTTCCAAACGCCATTGAGTAAATAAACCCTTGACCGTTGTTAATCATAGTATTAGCCAACGCTATACTCATATTTTCATAATGGATAGCATTGCGCTTATTAATGAAAATTTCCTTAGAAACGGGATCATATATCTTAATATGTCCCTCAATATGAATTCCTGTGGCGTCTTTTGTCTGCATACTAATCTCTCTTTATGTTATATTTATCAATATTTATAATGTGCTATTTTAACTCTTGTAGTCCGTGTACCAAATTCCAAGTTCTGCTCTGATAAAGTTAGCAATAGCGGAACTATCATTTAAGATATTAACTGATGGCGCAACTGTTTGATTAACTGTTGTTCCGGATTTGTTACCGTCCCATGCTATTCCTGATCTCTTAACTACTGTTACTTGTGTGCCAAGGGACAGCGGATTTGTTAAAGTTATAATCGAAGTTGTTCCGTC